TTTTTTAAACGTTTACGTAAATTGATTGCAGAGAAATACGATGAAAAAATATGTTACTACCTTGTATCAGAGTATGGTGGACGGACATATCGCCCGCATTGGCATGGTATATTATTCTTTAACTCGGACGCACTCACCTCGTCTATATGTGAGTTGGTATCTAAGAGTTGGAGCTACGGTTTTACAGATTGTTCATTATCGAGAGGATCGGCAGCTGGCTATGTTGCGTCATATATTAATAGTTTTGTCGATTTACCAGATTTTTTTAACCGACACAAAGAAATTAAGCCTAGATCCTACCACTCCAAAGGGTTATCGGTTAATAGCCTCTTTCGTCAATCGTCCGACATTTCAGAGATACAAGAGGTTTCCTCTTCGTGTCTTGATGGATTCAGTGTTCCGATTAATGGTGAGTATGTCACAGTTAAACCTTCACGGTCGTATGAACGTACAGTATTCCCCCGAATCTCTGACCCTTTTTTTAAGGATCCATACAGTTGTATTGACTTATTTTATGGTGCGTTCACAGCATCCAACCGGCTCCTACTTAACGGATATATATCAATAGATGAAAATCTTTCTACATTCTTGCTTGCTAAACGCTATGCTCGTTTTTATTATGGTGTAAAGCTTGGTTATCGCACTGCCTCTCGGTATGATTCTTTAATTTTTAAGTTTATCCGTTTGGATACTGTTCAAGTTAATTTTGATTCCGTTGTAGGTAAGATTTATAGGTTTTTTTCTGCTGTTAATCGTACTTTACGTTTTTGGCATCTTGATCGATATATTTTACCCGAGGATTTAAAGAGATCCTTATTTAAATTATTTGTTTCTTCTTTTGAGTATTGGTCTAGAAAGGAATTGAGACTTATCAATGATTTTTATGATTATCTTTCTGCTCATCCTGAATCCCAGGCTTTTTTAAGTTCAAGGTCTATTAATTTCTCTTGTCCTCCTAAAGATGATAAATCTTTTTGGAATGAGTTAAATTCTACCTTGTCCTCTTTGAAAAAATCTGTTGAACAGAAGATTTTTCAGAAAGTTAAACATAAGAATTATAATGATATATCAGGTTTATTGTTTAATTTAAATTTTTAGTTTATGGCTCATTTTACAGGTTTAAAAGAGCTTCAGAATCATTCTCACCGTTCTGGTTTTGATATTGGAGCTAAAAATGTGTTTTCTGCTAAGTGTGGTGAACTTCTTCCTGTCTTTTGGGATTTAGGTTTACCTGGTTGTACTTACGACATTAATTTGCAGTATTTTACTCGTACTCGTCCCGTGCAGACTGCTGCTTACACTCGTGTTCGTGAATATTTTGATTTTTATGCCGTTCCTATTGATCTTCTTTGGAAATCTTTTGACGCTTCTGTTATTCAAATGGGTGAAATTGCTCCAGTTCAATCTAGGGACTTATTAAACGCTCTTACTGTTAAAGGTGATATTCCTTGGTGTAATTTATCTGATTTAGGTTGGTCGACATTTTTGTCGTCTGGTGTATTGAGTACTGGTACTTCTCCTTCTGCTCCTTCTGGTCATGCTAATATTTTCGGATATAATCGTGGTGATGTTAATTACAAGTTGCTTCACATGCTTAATTATGGTAATGTTATTCCGACTACTTCAGCATTGTCTATTGGTGGTAGTTCTCATCGTTGGTGGAATATGCAAGCTCCTTTGGATGAATCTTCTCAAACTTATACTCAAATTTTCAAGTATGATTTGGCTGTGAATCTTCTTCCTCTTGCTGCTTATCAGAAAATTTATCAAGATTTTTTCCGCTGGTCGCAATGGGAAAATGCAGACCCTACTTCTTATAATTTTGACTGGTATACTGGTTCTGGTAATATTTTTGGTACGAGTATTTCTTCTTCTATTGCAGCTAATAACGATTACTGGAAGCGAGATAATTTATTTTCTCTTCGTTATTGTAACTGGAATAAGGATATGTTTATGGGAGTTCTTCCTAATTCCCAGTTTGGAGATATCGCTGTTGTAGATGTTACTGGCGAAACTGGTTATTCTCAAGTTCGTCTTGGTACTTCTAATTTAACTGTTCAAAATTTTGCGGAGGTTAATTCGAGTTCTTCTTTTTTGATAAAGCCTTCTTCTACTCCTCCTACTCCTATTCCTGCTGGTACTAACCTTGTTACTAGGGATGCTTCAGTACTTGCTTCATTCAATATTCTTGCTCTTCGTCAAGCAGAAGCTTTGCAGAAATATCGTGAAATTACCCAGTCTGTTGATACCAATTATCGTGACCAGATTAAGGCTCACTTCGGTGTTAATGTTCCTGCCTCTGATTCTCACATGGCTCAATATATCGGAGGTATTGCTCGAAATCTTGATATTTCTGAAGTTGTTAATAATAACTTACAAGGTGATGGCGAAGCCGTTATCTATGGTAAAGGTGTAGGTACTGGTACTGGTTCTATGCGTTATACTACAGGTTCTAAATATTGTATCTTGATGTGTATTTATCATGCGATGCCTCTTCTTGATTACAATATTTCTGGCCATGCTCCTCAATTGTTGGCTACTTCTGTTGATGAACTTCCTATTCCGGAATTCGATAATATTGGTATGGAATCTGTTCCTGCTGTTCAATTGTTTAATAGTGCTTTGTTTTCTTCTAGTTCTGTTAAGGTTGATTCTATTTTAGGTTATAATCCTCGTTATTATGCTTGGAAGACGAATATTGATCGTGTTCACGGTGCTTTTACTACTACTTTAAAGGATTGGGTTGCTCCTGTTGATGATTCTTATCTTTATCAGTGGTTCTCTAGTGTTGGTTCTGCTGTTCAGTGGCCGTTCTTCAAAGTTAATCCGAATACTTTGGATGATATTTTTGCAGTTAAGGCCGATTCTACTTGGGATACAGATCAATTATTAGTTAATGCCTATGTTGGTTGTAAAGTTGTTCGTCCATTGTCTCGTGATGGTGTTCCATATTAAATTTTATTGTTATGAGTAAGAAAAAGATATTTTGTTTTGGTTCTGGTTTTAGGAAATTTGAACCTGTACGCTCTGTTAATGTTTTTCCGTCTCAACGTCCGGAAGAGATTGCTCTCGAGATTGATCCTATAGAAACTTTTCGTTTTGAAAAAGTGGAGTGTTCTTCAGATAATGTCTCTTATCGAATTCGTTCTGATGTAAGTATGTTGCTTCACGCTGCTGATTTGGCTAAACGTGTTGGTGTTTCTACTGCTCAACGTTTTATGGATTCTAAGAGACCTCGTTCTTCTTCTTTACAAGAACAGTTGGACAAATTGAACCCCTCTGATGATGAGTTGTTGTCTATGGTTAAATCTCGCCATCTTCAGCAACCTAGTGAGATTCTTGCTTGGGTTGACTCTATTAATGAACTTGCCGAGGATATGAAATCTGAAGCGTTAAAACAACTTGCTGAAAATGAAACCGCTCAAGCTTCTGTTGCTGATTCTGGTGTCGATAGCTCTGAATCAGCTTCTGCCCAGTAATGGTTATGATGTAGCTATTGTTCCTGCTCTTATTGGTGCTATTGGTGCTATTGGTGGTGCTGCTCTTGGTGCCGCTTCTAACAATAAGAATGTTTTTCAGAATCAAATGAATAACGAGTTTAATGCTCGTGAAGCCCAGAAGGCTCGTGATTTTCAGCTTGAGATGTGGAATAAACAGAACGAGTACAATTCTCCTGCTAATCAGCGTAGATTGCGTGCTGAAGCCGGATATAACCCTTATTTGGGATATGATTCGAATACTGGTATTGCAGGTTCTACTGGTAGTACTTCTCAAGCTAGTGCTGCTCCTCCTCTTTCCGTGAATCCTGAAGTTTATTCAGAACTTGGCTCACAGTTTGGACGAGCCGGACAGATGCTCTATCAGGAACGTGAGTCTAATGCTCGTACTAAGGTTTTGCAAGGAGAAGCAGAGGTAGCACGAGCCCAGTTTATGCAGATTCTTTCTAATATTGACTGGGGAAAACTTTCCCCAGATTATAGGAAATGGATGCGTGAGACTGGTTTACAGCGTATACAACTTGACTATGATACTAATAAGCAGAATCTTCAAAACTTGCGTTGGACTAATTTGCTTCAAAAGGCTGAACGCACAGATTTGTTACTTTCTGTCGCTGCTAAGCGTACTTTGAATAAGTATCTTGACCAGTCCGAACAGACTCGTATTAACGTGATGGCTGCCCAGTATTATGATATGATGGCTGCTGGACATTTGAAGTATCAGCAATGTAAGGAATCTATTGCCAAACAGATTTTAATGGCTAAGCAAGGTACTTGGTATGATTCTATGTCTAAGAAGAATGATCTTGATTACCGTAATGCTCTTGCCCTTGCTGATGAATATATTGCAGCTATGAGTACTCAATATGAATCGCAAATATCTTATAATATGGGCTTTGGTCAAAAAGCCCAGGAAGCCGGAAGGCGTGATGCTGAATCTAAGTCCTTTAAATCTCTTATTGACCGTTGGAATTATAATAAACGGTATTATGAGGAAGGACTTCGTACTATTGGCGTTGTTGGAAACGCTATAGGTTCTATTCGTCGTTAATGGTGCTCCCCCGTCGACCGGGGGAGTTTTTTTTGTCCTGAAGCTTTTCACTTTTATTAACTATTTGTTTGCTATAATTGATTATAATAATTTTGCGATTATAATAATTATTCTTATATTTGCAATGTAATCAAAAACAAAGGAGGTAAATATGAAAACCAAAGAATTAGCAAAACTAATAAAAGAACTAGAAATGATTGAGTTTATAACAAAAAAAGAACTCACCGAAAAAGAAAAAGAATCACTAACAATCGTACAAGCATTATTATTAAAACAAATAGATAAATTGAAGAAAGGAGAATAATTATGAAAGAAGAATTTTATTTTACATTGTATTGTGGTTCTTTTGTTGCTAATACCTATATTGGTTCTCGTTCTAATGCCAAGGCTTATTTTAAGAGGTGGGTTCGAAAAAACTTTCCTTATTATCAGGACTATGATTTTACCGTTTATCGCTATTCGTCTTTGCATGATATGCTTAACTCTGAAAATCTTGTTAGTAGTTACGAGTTGGTTATAGTCGAGTAGTATCTTCGAGCCTGCGTGGCGTTTGAACGCTGATGGAGCAATAGAGGGCGCATAGCCCTCCTTAGCGTCTAGCACCATAGTATCGGCGAAGCCGCACACCACGGCCTCCGGCCGGGTGCACGTCACTCCTTATTCTGGTCTTAAGGTAGCCGCCTCTCGGATAAAGGCACACCTCACCCTCCCGTTATGCACCGAAGCCCCCCGGCGTTTGAGGTGGTAAATACAACCTCGTATGATGCAAACACTGTCCAGCCGCTGGACGTGCCAGTGCGCAGCCCTCCCCACGAGGAGCACAGCCCTATGCAGGCGTAGCCGCATAGGAGATGTGCTCCTCGTTCTTATTAAAGTGTTGTGCTATATTTATTATTTGTATATTCTTTTTACTATTTTATATTATTATAGCACACACCTGCGCCCGAAAGGGCGGAACGGTTCGGCATCGCTGCCCCCTAGTTCATTTCATTGGCGAAGCCTATTTAATTTTTCCCGAAGGGCTTTGAATTTACCTCATTCAAAGCTCCCACTTCTTGTCTTTCTTTTGAAAAATTACACTTACTCTAAAAAAAACATCATTTTATTTGGTTATTATGATTTTTATTTCTATTATTGCAGTGTTGTTTAACTAATACTTGTTTTATTATGAAAGTTACTCCTCAACAATGGATTGAAATTGTAAAATTAATTTCAACTTTTATCGTTGGTGTTATTACCACTTTGTTTTTACAGTCTTGCACTATTTCTATGTCTATTTCAAAGAACAATCAAAACTCGACACAGAAAACTGAACAAACTTCTACGTCTAGTGTTGATAGTACTAAAATTAATATTAATCGTTAAATTTTTAAATTATGAAAATGTATTTGATTTCTTATCAGAAACAAGGCTCTGCGCCTGTTGTTTATGTTGCTTGCGAAAATGCTCTTATGGTTACAGTTAATCAGGCTCTAAAGGAATCTGATGGTATTCCTGTTTTGATTTCATTAGCTAAAACTATTTGATTATGACAGAAAAAGAACGGGAAAAATATTTAGCTACAGAGTGTTTTCACCCTCGAAAGGTGACTAATAGATACACTCATGAAACTTTGTTTGTTCGTTGTGGTACATGTCCGTCATGTCTTGTTCATCGTTCTAATATCCAATGTGCTTTAATATCTAACATGTCGTCTCATTTTAAGTATGCCTACTTTTTTACGCTTACTTATTCGGATGAGTTTGTTCCTCGTGTGTCTCTTGAGGTTGTAGAAAGGTGTGATGCTGAAAGTGAGATAGATGCTTATATGTCCGATCCTGACCCTAGACATTTGCCCTACGATGATTCTAGGTATCAAATAGCAGCTACTTATTTACCCCGTTCTGGCTGTTTTCGCGTTCACGACTCCGGTCGTGTTCGCGATTTTTCAGAAACAGAGGATTCTTATCAGTTTCTTCATACTTTTTCTGGTAAGGAAATACGTGATTTGTTGGTAGCTTCTAACGGTCGTTATGATTTTGCACGCAAATGTGTTGTTTTCCCTCCTATTGATGAATGTCGTAATGAGGTTTTGGTTTTGAATCCTTATGATCAGAATTTGTTTTTTAAACGTTTACGTAAATTGATTGCAGAGAAATACGATGAAAAAATATGTTACTACCTTGTATCAGAGTATGGTGGACGGACATATCGCCCGCATTGGCATGGTATATTATTCTTTAACTCGG